CTGGGACACTGCTTCCGCGTTGCCCTGGTGCCGCTTCAAGATTCGGCCCATCACTTGCTCGAACAAGACTTTCTGCTCCGGCGAATACTCCAGTAGCTGGCTCCCCAGCGTAGAAGCGACCTTCTGAGACAAAGCGTTTAGTTGCGTTTGTTCGTAAGCCATCGTCACCAGTCCATTTCATAATGACGATCTTTGGTGGGCCGGCATCTTCATTCCAGCCTGTAGACCGCCAATAGTCCTCCAGGTCAGCCAATTCTGTCTGACTGTAAAAAGATGGGTCGAAATCAATGCGACCCACTTCTTCAAACCCAAAACTAGCATAAAAGTCCGGCAAAAATCCATCAGGAAACTTGTCTGACGGCACCGCAAAGGCGTCAAGCGCAGTAGCGCCCTCCTCGATGGCCTTCAGGACAGTTGCCTTGCCTACGCCTTTGGCACCCACCTCATTGTTAATGACGCTGACAAGCGCAACCTCGTCAGATCCTAGTTCTGGGCCACCCTCAGCCCGCACAAAGGTCGGATTGTCATTGATGCCGTAGACATCATCATAATCATAGCCTTTTTCGAGACCAAAAAAGACTTGCCCATCACCGAGCTGATACAGATCAAAATTGCCGCCCCGGATTTTCTTTGTAACATCCGGTATGTCCATCATCGTTAATGTTGATGATGCATCGCTTGCGTTCAATGCCTGGACAAACTCAGCGGGGCTTACGCCGCCCTGGTTTTTTGCAACCTTTGACGATTTCCAATTACCAACAAGCAAATCACTAGTAAGCTGAGCCTGCCGAGGGCTTGCAATCGTCTGTGTGGCAAGTTTTGCGACATTTTCAGCCATTTCAGGCGTGATTTCTTGAACTGGCAACGCCAGGTCAAAAGCACGCCGCACGTTCTGCTTCCCTTGCGCCTCTGCCTGGGCATAGAAGTCAGGGAACATATTCCTTGCGCTGACAGCCGGTATCCTGGCCACAGGACGCCCCTGGATGCCGAAGTCATACGACGCATGACCCATCGTGCCGCCCTCGCCAAGCCGCACAAGGTCGCTGCCCTTGTCGATCTCAACCAACAAGATGCTGTCACGACTGTTCAGGCCCAGCAAATTCGCGTCACCAGTCGCCCTGATGATCTTGTCAATATTCGGCGCACCCAAGGCCTGGCCACGCGAACTGCCCACAACGTCAGAAATGCGCTTCCTGGCCTCGAAATTCAGCGACTTTATAAAGTCACCCGCCGCAGGGCTGGCAAACCCAGGCCAGTTTTTCAATTCCTGTAACTGCGCCTGATCTGTGCCAGTACGAATGAAGTTGTCCAGCTCAGCCACGTTCTCAGCAGCAATTCGACCGTCACGCACATATGCAAGCGTGTTGCCAAGCACCGCATTGACGAAAGTGGCGTTAGATCTGTGTGAATCTGGGTTCATCGCAACGACAAGCCCATAATCCGCATCTTTGCTTAGCTTCTTGGTGCCAACGCCCTTACCCTGCACAGCCCAAACGACATTTGCATCGCGTGAACCCTGCAAATTAGGGAACTCTGGCCCA